TTAATCCTGTATTTTTTCTAATATGATGAACCTCTGCCGGAGAGTTGCAACAAAAACAATTCATCTGGGCTATCCTTGCTAAATGTTCTCGTTCTTTTTTATTTGGTCTTTTCTTTGCCATAAAACGCAATCCTTATGATATTTACTTTTATTTCGATAACCTGAATCCTCCACCAAATCTAATATTTGTAATTCCCTAATCCTAGCACAGATGGAACTTAATGGATGACACAGAATATCGGCAATTTGATGATTGGCTAAAGGTTCGTGTATGAGTAGATGATAAACTTCTTCTCTTAATGTAATTTTGTTTTTTTTATTTTCCCAAGCAGATTTGCTTGTAGCTGAATTTTTTTGATAAGCTTTATAATTTAATTCAAGTTGTTTCATCGCTATAATGATTGTCTTGAATTGACCTATATAATTTAAAAGTAAATGGTTTATAGGTTGAAGTGTAATGGTATTGATTAATGTATTGTTGGAGTTGGTAGTCTAATAAAAGTTGTTTAGCTTTTAATTGGGTTAAACCTGGTTCAATTATTTGATATATTTTTATCATTATCTCTATGTGGTAGTAGCGAGGATGAAATCGCTACTACCTGTTTAAATATAATTATAGAGATAATTATAATTTCTTATAACAAAAATTTTAATTAAAACAAATTATCTCTATCGAATCGTTGTATATAAATTAATCGAAATAATCAAATATTTAAAATAAAAGTTGTGAAATAAGGCAACATTATCAAAAAAGCTAGGTTTTATGCGAGTTATTTACTATGTTATTTAGTTGCAATTAACAACCCATTTAGTACATTATTCGTATGTTTAATAAAAAAAATAAAGGAGATAAAGGGATGATTAAAGTAATAAAAGTTGAATATGAAAAAAGAAAAAAACTTTATTACTCAACTAATAATGTTGAGGAAAAAGCCTGGGATGGTCTTATCAATCAAAATTTTGATATGATGTTTGTATTTAGAAAAGTTATTCAAGAACTTGGAGTGGCTTATTCTGATGCTTTTAAAACACATCAAAAATGTTATCCAAATTTATATTTTAAATAGGAGAGAATATGAAACTAAAACCTAACGAAACAGTAATAACAGCTTTCTCAAAGCACTTTAAAAGAATCTTCGGAGGTAATACGACTTATGGAGAGATTGCATTAGCTAAACAAAATTCTGACAACCTCATGGGAAACCATGTAGCAGAATATCTGAAAGACCAATCAGATTATATTAACAAAAACAAGGAAAGTTAATAATGGATAAGAAAGAACTTAAAGCAAATCAAAAGCTTGAAAAGGTTATCAGCAAAGTAAAAGAAGCTGAAGACAAACTACTTGCTTTAAAAGAAAAGAAAAGACAAATGGCTGTTAATATTCATAACAAGTTCCACGAACAAGAGATGGTATTGAAAGCCGGTAATTAAATAAAAGAGAGGTAATTATGAAAAAAATGTTAAGGATGATAGGGGTCGTATGCACTCTACTTTCCGCTTGTACATCTTATACACCTATCATGGACACTTCAGGAAGAAGCGGTACTTTTAACGAAAGCAAAGCAGAAGAAATAACAAACGATCTCCAGCATTGTAAAATGATTGCCAAAGAAAATAGTTCTTTTTTAAGTAATATTATTTTTTGGATAGAGAGTCCTAAAGCTGAAACCAAACACGAATCAATTTATAGAAAATGCTTGAGTCATAGGGGTCATAGTGTCCTTAACTAAAAAAATTCTAACCATGACTTGCTCCAACTGTGTCAAAGAACATAAAACACTTGCTTGGTTTGGGATGACAGGAATGACAGAGGCATTTTTCTGTCGTAAATGTTGGGGTAGATTATTTAACAATTTAACAAAACAAGAGAAAGGAGAGTGGTATTTTTATGGAAAAAGCAAGAATACTAACAACACCTAGAGAATGTGCTAGGCAAGTAGAAGTAATGTTGAATAGATTTAGTAATTATTCAGAAAAAGATAATGAAAAGATATTTAATACAATTCTAGGACTTCGCTTACGTCAAAGACGACTCGACATGGGCTGGACACAAACGAAAGTGGCACGAGTGATAAACGTTACGTTCCAGCAAGTACAGAAATACGAAAAAGGTACAAATGGAATGAAAACAGTCAAGTTGTATAAGTTTTGCGAAGTAACTAACACCGATTTTTTATGGTTCTTTGAATCATTTAAGAATCGTTTAACATTAACAAATGGGAGAGGATGATGATTATTAAAGCTAAAGATAAGAATGGAAACCTTATTGAGTTTAATCCTAGAGGTGGGAGATATAGATATAAGGTTAATGGAGAACCCAAAAAGGGAGTTACTTCTTTAATTGGAGAACGATCAGGTAAAGGTGCTTTAATGTGGTGGTCAGAAAACTGCGTCTATGAAGCTTTAAACTATAAATTTAAAGTAGATGGTAAAGCCATAGACTTCGCACAGCAATTTATTGACGACTTAAAAGCAAAAACTAAAAACATTAAAGAAGAAGCAAGAACCATCGGTACAAATCTGCATAAATTGGCAGAGGATTATATCACTAAAAAAACAGTTATAACTCCTGAAACTGAACCTTTGAAAACAATGTTTAAAAAGTTCAAAGCATATTGGGATCGTTCAGGATTTCAGGTTATTGCGGTGGAGAAATCAATGTACAGTCCTGACCTTGATGTTTGTGGAACACTAGACCTTTTGGTTACACATCCTAAATGGAAAGGTAAAAAGGGAATATTGGATATTAAAACATCAAAAGACTTTTATTTTGATATGCCAATTCAATTAGAAACTTACAAAAAACTATGCGAGGATTCATCAGAACATAAAATAGATTATATAGCTGTTTTAGCTGTTCCTAAAGAACCAGCAAAAGATGTAAGTTTAAGATATTTTAAAATGAGTCCTAAATATTTAAAAGCGTTTAAAGCTTGTAAGTATTTGAATAGAGTTGAGGAAGATTTTAAAAAACGATCAATCGAGTATAATCAAATAAGGAGTAAAAAAAATGGAAAATAAATATGCTATGCCCTTTTGTGGGCTGCAATTAAAGTTATACGAAACAGGAAAGATAGCACCTAGTTTTGAATATTCTGCATCATCTACTAAAGCTAAACTAATGTGTAGTTTAACAAAGAAACTTTATGGATTATCAGAGGTAAATACTTGGTATAACACACCTGAAGTCCAAGCTTATGCACAAAAAGGTTATATGTTGAAATGGGGCAGTAGAATACAAGAAACCAAAGAAGAAAAATATGGTAAAAAAACAGAGCAAGAAGTTTGTATTTATATGGCTAAACCATTCAAATCAGGTGTTATAGATGGAATGAAAAAGATACAAGTTCCGCCTGTACAAGCACAACCACAATCGCAACCTATACAAACAAGCCAGGTTGGTGTAAAAGAAGATGAGGGGGAATTTGATGATCCGATTCCTTTCTAATTATGACCGATCAAACCGCTTGGTTAAAAAACGAGTTGGAGAGAGTCAAGAAAGCACTTGATTTAAAAAATGAGGAAACTCAACTTCTATATCTTGAAAATAAAAAACTTATCGAAGTTGAGCAATCTCATCAAAAACTTGTTGGCGAACTGTATCGTAAAATTGACGATCTTACAAAAGAATCTAAAGAAATGTTAAACTATCCATAAGGAGAAAACAAATGCCAATCTTAAAACTCGATGAACTTAATGCCGGTAAAGCATATCAAGTCATGGAAGAAGCAAGTAACAAGTGGGCTGAATGTGAAGAAAAAGAAATCATTTTAGAAGAGGGTAAGAAAGCCATACTTGGGAATCTTATTAATCAAGAACAAACCAATAGTGTTGAAAAGCTAACTGATAAGAAAGCTGACAACAAAGCGAGGAACAATCCTCAATATAAAGAGTTTGTCAATCAATATGCCAAAGCGGTAAGTGCAAAGCTTAAAGCTAAAATGCACTATTTTAATTTAGAAAGATATTCAAGTATGCGACAAACAGAATTAAATATCCAAACGAAACTTGCTAATAAGCAAGGAGGATAACAGAATTCCGTATCGACCTAGCGGCCTTTCGGAATCCATGAGGGCGATATGATAGAAAGGTTAAACATAATTATATTTGCCCTTGTGGTATTAAAAAAAGGAGAAATGACATATTTATATATTAACGATAAAGGAAAGTACGAAAAGATGGAAAACCGAAAAGAACTAGGTAGAGTTTTTATGTTTTTGTTTGGTTTAAGCTTGATGTGCGTTCTGATGGGGTTTTGTTATTTAGTGCTTAAGAATTTCTAGCCCAGAGAGATCAGTAGTATCTGTAATCTCTTGGTAGGAATATTTATGATTAACAACATACACTCCGTCATGAGTACCTAGTTGTTTTAAAGTTCTTTTAACTCTAGGGAAAGAGGGTCGTTCATCAATAAAAGTAAATGAACAAAAATGACCATCAGGACTAAAATCACTTCGTAAAGCAACATCTAAATTAGTAACCACAGCATCAATAGGAGATTGCTTAATCGTTGTTTTCTTTTTTTTCTTTTTAAAAAAATCTAATCCTAACATTACTTCTTACCATTTCTCCAGATTTGAGTTCCTTTGATACCAAAAATACTTCCGACTACTAAAATCCAAAGTGAAGTGAACCAAGTCGGTAATTGCGAGAAATACTCAAAGAATAATTTTACTTTAGTCATTGCTTCTGGATCATCACTTATGACTGCCCACATTAAAACAATGATCGGAGCAGATAATATAACTAAAACGAATTCATCTTTCCAGTCAGATTGTCTAGCTTCTAAAAGTTTTCCTTGATAAGACTCCTCGCCTTTGGCCATACGTTCTGCATGCAATAATTGTGCATCTGACATAGCCACTTTGGTTCGTTGTCTATTTGAATAGATTTTAGCACCAGCTTTTAAAGCCATTCCAGCTAAATTAAACCACATTATTTTAATTCCTTTCCCAGCTTGGCATAATGAATAATCTTATCATATCGTTCCTGATCTGTTTCGCCCTCTTTTTCTCTTGTTGCATACTTTACAATATTGCCATCAATAAAATTAAGCTTATTAGCTGTAATATATTCAATGGGCTGTATTTTAAGTTTAAGGTAATGGCTACCCCCACTTTGTTCTTCAATGGCTCTAGAATCGCCTCTTTGTTCCATTAAAGTACCACTTTTGTTCATACTATATCTCCAATCCAATTGCCATGCTTATTTAATACCATAGGAAGTAATCGTGGAATACCATTTAAAATCACAGCAGAACCCATAATAAATCGTGTTCTAAAATTTTTGGCATAAGCAAAGGCCATGTGCTTTTGTGCCGCCAAGCATCCTACGTTCATCGCAAAGAATAGATTATCCGGATTAGCCCAATAATTGATAACAAATTTTGTATGGTAATGCCCTTGTACTGCGGACATACCCATTGTTTGAGATACTTTTAAAACATCAGCACTTCTTCCATGTGTAAAGAAACACTTTTGTCCATTGCTCATTTGAATAGTTAAATCATCAACCCACTTCCATTTCTTTGTTCCTAAAAATTCTCCATAGTCTTTTAAGAACGATCTACTCATTCCATATTTTAATGCTCTTCGATAAACCAAGCTGGAGTGATTAGATTCGACCTCAACCATTTTAGGAAAAATAGATTCAAGTTCTTTAATGTGTTTAATAGACTCGCTTAATTCATGTCCGGCAGAATATAAATCAGGATCGTGGGTATGAAGATTGATTGCGTGGAAATCTAATAGATCTCCAATGTTTAAAATAAAGTCAGGTTTAAATTCTTTCTTGATTGCTTTTAAAAATTTGAAACTATCTTTGTGATGGTAAGGTATGTGAAGATCGGATATTACTAAAATTGATTTAAACATATACTATATAGTGTATATGTTATGAGTTGAATTATTGCAAGACTGCGAACACCAAATGAGAAATAGCAATCAAACAAACACTCCACATAACTTTTTCCATTCTTCCTACTCGACAAGCTAAATGGTTTATGTGGTTATCACGAAGCACACTAATATCTTTTTGAAGAAGTTTAATCTTCCCCTCAATTCTAATAATTGCTTCTCTGTTTTCTGTTTGCGTGGTCATTATTCCACTACTTCTCCTTTATGCCATTTCATATCTGGTAATCCATTTGTATATTTCTTGCCATCAAAAGTCAAAACTTGTTTTCTATTAGATCCTTTTTCATTATAAGAAACATGAATCCAACCAATATTACCATCTCCACTTTCAGGATTCCAAAATTCTAAAATAAGTTGGTCAAAGTCCACATTGGCTTGTACCCAGTAAGCGACTTTAATATTAGGCACTCCAGCGATTTCAAAATCACAAGCTTGGCCTTTGGTATGTTGAGAGGAGTCAGAACTACCCAGCAAACGATTAACTTCTAAACATCTAAAACCACTATTAATTATAACTGGTTTTTCATCAAACTTGGCTCGTACTGGTTCTAAAATTTCATAGCATAGGTTTTCTAAATTCTTAACATCTCCGCTATGAGGAGTGTTGTTAATTCCATTCCTAGCCGCAATTTGACTCTTGGTAAATTCTTTTAATTGAAAATGTTTTGAAAGTTGCATTAAAAACCTCCGAAAGATGTTTTAATTACCTCTTTGGATATTTTTCTTTAATAGGCGTAATGATATTCGTTTTCCAATCATCAACGCTATTATGATAAATATAATCTAACTGGTCTTCCCATGATGGATAGGCTTTTTTTCTTAAATCTAGTATAACCCTATCGACAACATCGTCATCAACAGTCAA